TGCACATCGGTCCAGCTTGTGCCGGTTTGCTGCCTGTTGCGTTTGCGACTAGCAGTAAACACAATGAGTTGGTCGCCCTAACGCGGAGACATCTAAACAAAGACCACACCCTATCAAAGGAAGGGAACTCTCAGATACTGCAGGAGTGGCGCGTAGTAACGACACGCGCTATGGGCCTGTACGCCAAGTATGTTGAGCGTTGCACTGAATTGGTCGGGTTTAAGGAATGGTTAGATTCTCAGATACCGGTGAAACGAGAAATGTATATGCGTGCTTTGGATACGGGAAAGTTGTCGGAGATATTAGCTGACAACACTTCCCCCTACCATAAGCGAGCAGCGTTCTTGAAAGACGAATTGAGGTTGCAGGACCTAGACAAACCGGCGGTTGTTGGAAAACCGCGGTTGATACAAGGTCTACAGCACCCATTCATCCAAAGTCAACTTGGATGGTGGTGTTCAACCGTTGCTAAGGTCTTTAAGAACAATTTCTTGTGGATGGAAGAAAGAAACGGCAAACAGGAGGAAGCAATATTCTCCTTTAGCAGTGGAAAATCTTCCGTGGAACAGGGAGAGTGGTATGCTCATTACAAAAGGCAGGGATACTTGTTCTTTGAAAATGACTTTAGCTCTTTCGATTCCACCCAATCAATCGGGTGCCACCAGGCTGAAAAAGAAGTGTATAAGCAATTTGCACGGAAAATCTTCAGCGAACTGGAATTCGAGGGAATCGAACGCGAAAAGGTCAAGGCAGTGTGGGAGCAATGCTACGACCACCAAAGTTTCACTAGAGGACGAACCAAGTTCTACAAGTACGAGTGCTCGGCTACAAGAAAATCTGGAGATCCAAATACTAGCGTCGGGAACACAATCATAAACTGCATGAGCAATTATGTAGCCATTGACGAGTTCTTTAAGTCGGAAGGTATGGAAGGTCTTATAAGGATCATGGCAGTGGGAGACGATTGTTTGATTGCGGTCAAATTTCCGGGCGTCCTGCTGGCGCGCAAAATGGTCCAATTCGTTGAGTCTTATATGAAAAGACTGGGTCTGGAGAGTAAGTTCAAATACTCTGGTGAGACCCCCACTTTCTGTTCACAAATCGTGGTAGAAGCAGAAATCGATGGCATAAACACCTACGTGTGGGTGCCGGAGATTACAAAAAGGCTACAAAAAAT